TCTGTTGATAGGATAGCATCTACTATGATAGGACTTACATAGGCTGTGCCATAGACCACAGGCAGTTTGTTATCTGTTGCTGGTCCTAACTGTAATTCGCCACCAGGAGTTCCTGATCCAACTGTGGGTGGTTTAGGTTGTAATAATGAAGCAATGGCCAATGTGGTTGCCAAACGTATGGCAAAGGTCGTGGCCGCTACTGCGAATGTGCTCCATCCTGCATCTACTAATAAGGGTGCTATAAGGGCGGCTGGCATTAATTACTCCATGTTTCTTCTAATTTATTAAACCCAAATATTTTATAGTTTAGGTCTGGGCTTGTTACCATCTTGCTGATAGTAAAATATTCTATCTCACCAGCTTGTTTCATCATTAGGCCTGCATCTGAATAGGCCTTTAACAGTCTATAACCAGCTGAGCTTCCTCTATGTTCAGGTTCTACCCAATAGGCCAATTCATTCATGCAGAATGCATCTTTGTTCCACATGTTGATATTCTTGATAGCAATCAACATACCAACTACCTGTTGATCTTTTTCAGCTAGGAATATGATACCTCTATCGTCTTTGAATATGGTATCTAATATGATCCTAGCAGTAGCATCACCTGTGGTCTTGTGTAGTTCAAGTGGACTGGCCAACTTGTAGTGTTCAAGCATTAGAATAATTGCTTCTGTATCAGCAGAGGTAGCAGTTCTTATTTTCATGATGATACCGGTAATCCAAAGTTAAATGTAGTGTTGTGTATGGCCTGCACACGATCCATGCCTGTGTCATAAGCTGAATTCTGTGGATTGCCATTCGAATCATAGTTGGGTGCCACTGTGGTTTGCCCAATGGTATTCCAACTGACTCCATTTGTGTGTCGGCCTGCAAAGCGATTTTCTAACACAGTCTTATAGCTAGAGCATTGTAGGGTTAAGGTGAAGGTGTCAATTTGCATTTGACGATCTTCATTGATGTGATAGCTGGTAACAATACCTGTGTATCTCAACTGTGGTGTGTCTATTAGGTTATATCTTGTGTCATAAAAGCCACGCCATATCTCGATCTTGGATCCTTTTAGACCCGCATGATAGGTCTGAGGAATATCACCATTCCAACCTACTTCAAGAATATCTTTGATTCTTGTTTGATCTATACCAATTAGGGTGATCTGTGTGTCATAACTGGTTGGACTTAGATCACGCTGATGTCCACTAATGCTGACTAGGCCTCCTAGAGGCACAAAACTGTCAATAAAGTCATTGCCTGAAAATGTTTCTTTTTTATAGCTAGAACTTAGGCAATAGGTAGTTGGTGATGACAAGCTGGGATTGTAAACTGTCACACGGATGAATTCAGCATCAGTGATCTGATTGCTGGCCAGTGCGGCATCAATACCTGCTGTAAAATACGTCATTAGGCATCTCCTAGATATTCATATAGTTGGAATCCGCTGGTCCATGAAATATAAGCATCTGGTCCACCACGATTCAATTTGTATGTTGGCATGTTAGGACAAAACACACGGAATATGCAGGCATTGCCTACGTTGATTCCCTGTCCTGCTACTGTGGCAGTGATAAAATTAGGACGATGTGTTGTTAGTGTGACCTGTGTTTGTCCGCCAACTACCTGTGCTTGACCATAGGTAACTGGACCTAGCGTAGGTGAACTACCTGATGCAGTTGCTGGTCCTAGCACTGAGAAAGGATATGGACTACCTTGGATCTGTAGTAAATCACCGCTTTGGAATAGGACTGTGCCAGCACCTGTGATTGTGTTAGGCAAATTAAGTGTCAATTGATTACCTGAGAAACTGGCCACTGTGATACCATTAAGTTGGCTTTGATTAAGACCACCTTGATAGGCAAAGATAAAACTTAGACCAGGACTTGCACCACCAGCAACACCAAAGCTGACATCTTCTGTGTGCTTGCGATCTAGATAGTCAATGCTTTCTAATAGGGCACGGTTGGTGCTGTATTGTAGGCCAGCTGATATTTCTAGATTCAAGCGCCATGGATTGCGTGTTGGTGTTTCGCTGATCTTGGCGATCTCTGATCTAGTGTATTGCACACCCATAACACGACGGCGGTCTATGTTAAGAGTTTCGCAATGGTTGATGATTGTCTGTAAACCCATTATCTTGTCCTCATTGGCAATTCACGTCTAGCCTGTTCTGTCATGGCAAACATGGTCATGCGGTTTTCTGCGAATAGTTGTGCTACTGATTTGGCATCAATAGCGTTGATGTTATAGGTATGGTTTTGTTGTCCACCTAGTGCATCCATTGTTTGATTGTTGTTCATCACTGCGGCTGGACCTTTGACCAATTCAGGACCTTGTTCACCTACTAGGCCAAACTGTCCGCTAGGAATTGATCCACCCATGGCATGTCCACCACTGAATAGGCTACTTAGGATACCACCACCACTTGATCCACCTAGTGTGCCAAACATAGAGAATAGGCTTGATGTTGCGGCCTTGATCTCCATCTTGATGATGTCTGTAATAATAGCATTGGAGAAATCTTGGAAGGTAAACTTGCCTTTGGTAACCATGCTTTCTAATAGGTTTTCTGTGTTTGTGGTAAATGACTTGAATGCTGAATCTGCGATCTTGGCACCATTGGTGGCATCATCTTGATACTGTTTGATAGCACCATTCCAAGCTGTGGCAAAGTCACGGCTTTGAGCGATGTTTTTCTTCATCTGCTCTTCATTCAATTTTAATTGGTCATTTAGTTTGGCCTGTGCATCTTTGTATTCATCTGTTGATGTTACATCATAGCCAGCGCCAAACTTAGGTTGTAGTGCCAACTTGACATTTTCAAGAGCTTGGTTATACTGTTTCTTAAGAGCTTCTAGCTTTTTCTCATCAGCTGTCATGCCATATTGATAGTATTCATCTTGGAGGTTGGCCAATTCAACCATCATTTTCTTTTCAGCTTTTTGCACTTCAAGCGCGGCTTGTTCTTCAACCTTGGCATCAGTAAGAGCCTTGGTCTTGGCCTTGACAGCATCTGCTTGGCTTTGATATTCTTTTAGTTCCTGTTGTAGGATGGCTATCTGTCCACCAAAATTACCACCACCTCTAGTGTTGGCCTGTTCAGCTTGCAGTTTCTTGATCTGACCTTGGAATTCTAGAACTTTCTTTTGATAGGCCGCATCTGCATCAAATTCTGCTAACTTGCTGGCACGTGTGGCTTCTGTTTCACCTACTAATTGGCGTTCAAGATCTAGTCTATCTAAGGCCAGTTTATTGTTTAATTGTAGTTGTGCATATTGATTCTTCAAGCTGGCTTCTGCACCTGCGCCAGGGTTAAGATTGCCTTCGGTCATGAAAGGCTGTTTCTTGTTCTTTAATTCTTCATTGTTCTTTTTCTGGGCATCTGTATTTTTATTAACCGCATCAGTGGCCTTGTCTGTGCTTGAGGCAATTTGATCTGTAGCCACTGCAACACCTAGCGCGGCCGCGGCCGCTACTGCCAATTTAACACCCATGCCCACTAGGGTTGATATGCCACCTGTTGCCACAGCTTCTGCGGCCGCAACACCATATAGGGCTTCTTTTAAGGCAATGCAGGCTTCTGCAATACCTATAATCATTTCTGCAACTTTGAGACCCGCTAGGAACACAAATGCATCTATGACTACTTTGGCCGCAACTCCAGCACCTTTGAATCCTGTTGATTGGTCACCAATCAATTTGACAAATGGATCTAGGAGTTTTAACACTTCCATCTGCACGGCAGTGAAAGCATTCTTTAAATTCTCCATCATGCGTTCAGCATCTTCAGCGGCTTTGGCTGTTTCGCCCATGGTGCCGTTATGTGCTTGCAATTCTGCATCTAGTTTGAAAATGTCTATGTTGGCAAAGCTCTTACCAAAGATCTCCATTTCCATTCTAGCACGTTGCGCAGGGTCTTGTATTTGTGTTAGACTGTGAACCATTTTGGCAAACACTTCATCCATAGAATGTGTTCGCATGTATTCATTGGTAGCACCCAGCTTGTCAAATTGTGCTCTTAACAATCCACCTTGATCGGCCGCACGTTCTGCATTAACACCCATGCGGGCTAAAGCTGAACTTAGTTGATTGGTGTTAGCACCTGATGCCACTGCGGAAGCATTGATCTCCAACATGGCCTGTGTAGTAATGCCAAACTTTTCTGCGGCTTGGCTGGCTGAATTACCTGCTGAAATAGCACTGGTTATGAACGCTCCAAGTCCAATGCCTGCTAGACTAGAACTTAGTCCATTTAGTTTACTGTTAAGGTCTGTGATGTTCTTGCCAAGACCATCCATAGTGGTGCCAATTTCACCAATCTTTTTCTTGACTGCATCAGTAGTTTGACCTGTAGTCGTTTCAACTTTTTTTAGTTCGCCTTGATATTGATTACTATCAAGTTCTAGGGTGATTTTAATATCTGCCATTATCTTTTACTCGCTAATTTTTGCACCAATTGTGGAATCAATTTCTTAGCAAACTCCTTGGTTGGTTCGCTCATACCATCTGGAGCCTGTTCACTACCACGCATCTGTCCATCACGGAAACCACGGCCTGCATCTAGGACAAAAGCATATGGATAATCTGCTTCTATCACATTGCCTCTAAGAGAAGTGTTAGCACGAGCATTGCCAGTGGCTATAGGAGTATTCTTGAGGAACTCCTTTTCCAACTGTGGCATGGCCAATTGTGTGATCGTTTTGAGATCAGCCAACTTGGCTTTGAACTGCGTGTTTTGAATTCCTAGCTTTACGGTCATTGGCCTCTCACTTGTTTTATGGCTTCCATCATGACATCTTCTTTGACCTCTGGTAATACACCATTGGCCTTGTTTTCTTTCATTCTTTCATATGACTTGGCGATGTCTAAAACTTCCAAATCAAATGTGGTTGCTCTGTTGAGAATTTCACTGGGCAGTAGACTGTATCTCTGCGCCATATGATCCAAGGTTACAGCAACAAAAACTTCAGGGCCTTGGGGATCAAATTCTCCCTGTGTTACTTTCCCAGGACACTTACCATCTTGGTAAATGTAGCCACTAGGACCTTGCTGGGTAAGACCATACCATCTGTCATTACAGGATTGGCATCCGCATCTAAGACTAGATCTTTTAGGATAGTGGCAATTTCTGTAAAATTAGTGTTATCACTGGTTGCGACTTTTAGAAACACATCCATAGGCTGGCGATCCCAAGTCCAAAAGTCAAGGGGTTCTCCATACTGTTTGACAATATCTTCATCGTCAATAGTCAATTTAATTAGGGTGGGTTTTGCCGCTAGGTCTTTTAAATTCATTATAATATCTCCAAATCTTTATGTTTTTTAAATTTTGTTCTTGGTGAAAATTTCCAAGGTTGAGCATCTTTGTGGTTTCCATCCTGCTGTTGAATAAAAACATTGCCAACTTCATAGTTACCAATATCGTTATATCTTGACATCACGTATTGACCTTTCTTGCAACCTCTTTCATGGAAATGTCCAGAGGCTTGCCAAATTGACAACCATTCTTCAAAAGATAATAAAAATTGGATAGGATTACCGTGTTTATCAACTCGTTTTCTAGCTTGAGAACGTTGATCGCAAAATGCTCTACGGATTTTAATTGCTTCTTTCATCTGCATATCTTGTTTTTAAATGATGAATAAGTGCTAAAGTAAACTTTTGTCTATTCTGCGCTTTTTCTAGGTCTTGTTGTGCGTGGGTTATCTCAGCGATAGTCTTGGCTATCTCACCTTCCAAACCCTGCAATAATTCTTTGATAGATTTTTCATTGAAATCCATATCTGCATACCTTTATAATATTTACATAAGGGAAGGGGTTCCCCTAGAGAAACCCCGCCTTTTTAACCAATATTAATTACTGGTGTAATTTCCGTCAACTTCGATTACCAATGGTGATAACCAAACTGGCTGGTCTGGTGTAACCTTAGGAGCCAAGTTTGCTAAGAAACCTGTTCCTGTGGTAACGTGAGTTGTGCCACCGCCCCATGTAAACTGGAAGTAAACACGGTCTTTGTTGTTGCTCAAACCTAACAAACCTTTTGAAGCATTAGTTCCACCTACTGTTGTAGTGAAGAAACTTGCATCGTCAAGAACGATGTTGAAGTTCAATGAGTTAGTTGCTGGTGTTGTAACAACATAGCGACTGGTAGCGTCTAATTGCACCCAACGGAATGTGCCGTTACTATTGGTAACAGTGATGTCCTGTAGTGCAGGAACTGCTAATACGTTAGTCGTAGTAGAGGTCCAACTGCCAATTGTTGCTAACGCTGTTGGCGCCGCACTAATCAAAAGCTGGACAAAATTACTAGGACTGCTGACATTTAAATTTGCCATTTTATTTTCCTTTTATATTGTTTGTAATCTTGTGAGATCAAACACGATCTTATATCGTTCTGAATTATTCACATACTGTTGCTCAATAGTATGTTCACGGACGAAATAGCCACTAAACAAGTTTGCGTCCAGTAATGTAGGAAAGATCCCCAACAGGTTGTTCACAAATGTGTTGACCTGTTGAGTAACTAGATACATTTCTACACGATCCTTAATATAATAGATATGTCCGCCTGCTAGGATACCATTGGAGTGGATGATCCTATCTGCCTGATAAACACGAGCCACATAGATTCCTTCACTAATCTTATTTTGATTAGAGGGGAATTCCGTGAACACTTCGACCAAGTTAGTGCCAGTAGTTGCCTGCTTGGCGGTATTGATCAAACTGATCACATCTGTTGCTGTGAATAAAGGCATTAGAAATATCTCCTATCACCTTCAAAGAAGTTAGTATCAGCCAACCAATCTTGTTGGTAAGTGCCGATAAATCCTAGATTGCGTAAATCATAGAAATAACTTTCTTGGATGGCTTTTTCCCATTCTTCTTCAAAACGCCTACGGGCGAATTGATAGTTGGCCGCATCCTTTTCATTGATATTAGAGTTGTCAGTTACCAAGGTGCCATAGAAAATTTCTACTGCCTTGAACACTTCCAACTGTATCAGTGTTTGGTTTTGCTTGGCCAATTGACCTGGATTGAATGCTGTCATGGTCATGCCACCTGCACCCGAGGGAACGTTGAGGTTATTAGGCCCCACGTTAGGTGCACCTGGCGAGGCTGGTTGGGCACCGCCCTGGGCAGACTTATAGTAAAAAGCACCTAGAGTGCGTTCTACAAAAGCTGACCACCAACCAAATTCAAACATGTTTAGCAATTCAATTGAAGCCTTGGGAAATAGAGTTGAAGTTAGATAGTAGTCCTGATCCCCTGCAATGAGTTCGTCAGTTTGTGCTATCTGCTCCATTCTGCGATAGGCCGCACGATCGTAGAACTGAACATCAGCTGGTGTTGCCACCGACACCTTGTTCAATCCAACAGTCTGAACACCACCTGGATATGTAATCTGTAGTGATGGATCAGTATATGATAAAAAACTCGTTAAAGCCATGCTTGTTCTCCATTAATGGGGTAGGCTATGAACCTGACCCCGCCCGCTTGATTAGTTGTAGCTATCAACGATCGCGATTTCGCAACCACGTGATTGATCAACAACGCCTGAACCAAAATAGCCTAGGCCAGTGATCCAAGTTTGTAATCCACCGTCTTTATCACCCATAGAGATATCTAGACCTTTAACCATTACAGTAGTAATAGCTTGAGGACCAAATGCCGCACCAATGTGACATTGAGCTGAACCACGCTTGACAGTTCTTGTAACACCTTGTTGTAAGAATGTTGAGAAGATAACTGTGCAACCGTATAGGTTACGCAACATACCTGTAGACAATAACTCATCACCAAGTGCTGTTAAACCAGCGTTGATGCTTGCTTTTTCAACTGCAGGAGTTGCTGAGTAGATAGCGCCACCAGTTAGTTCAGACAATAAAGCCTGTTCTTCATCTGGACCTAGAACGATAGTTGGACGTCCTGGGTTACGTGCTTTACGCCATGCATTGATAACATTACGAATCATTCCTGATACTGTAACTGAGTTCAATGTGTCGCTTGCTTCAGCAGTTGTAGTTGTAGAAGCCGCATCGCTCAAGCTCAAACCTTGCATAGCCATAGCTTGCACACGACCGAAACCGTCTGTTAAGCCTGGATCTGAATTGCTGTAACTACCGCCAGCGGCACTTACATAAGTGGCTGTAGAAACCACATAGTATTGAACTGTTTGTGTTGAGTTGAAACCAGCGTTAGAAAC